ACTTCTTCGGTGATCGTGTCGGCTGTGACAATCGTATCATCGGCAAGCATAAGCTTCGGAACGCAGGTATGCGCGGCGTCAGAATAATGATCCATCTGGAGGATCACTTGCGCAGCGTCGGTCAGAAAGCCAAACGCTTTAAGCTGGCTGATCGCTACCTGAGTAAGCCCCATGCGCCCCGCCACGGCCCGAGCATAAGTGTCGAGGTAGATCATAGGTGCAACGTCAGGCGTCCCGATCATCGTCAACCGCAACTGCAAGAGCGGCGGCAGATTGGCGAGCGGATTGTCTTCCCGGTCATCTATGATGACCCATTCGGTGTCGCCCTGGGCTTTGACCTCCCAAACGAGTTGCGTGGCCGCAGGCGTCCACTTCTTGTAGATCATTTCGATCTCAGTCATGCCGCCTTCAAGCGTCAGGCTTTCGAACGGTAGAACGACACGGTTAGAGCGGAACTTTGCTGCGTTGACGCGGAAAGTGAAATCTTCCGTGGTCGAACCCTGCGACCAAATCCCGTCTGACGAAACGAAGGCCGACCCACCCGTGTAGGCATTGCCGGAGTTCATCATAAGCTGATGATTTCCCGAGGTCGTGATGAACCACCCATAACGCTCGCCCTGATCCAAGAGCGTTGGCCGGAAGGTGAATTTATTCCAGCCGGATACGAGGTCAGCCTGCGCTTTCGTGACGTAGATGAGAACCGAATTGAAATCCGGCGCACCCGAAGGTGTCACTTTGCAAAGGGATAGAACCACGTCGCCGGTCGCCCCGACTTTGGTGAAGTTGAGGTCAATCGAAGTGACGACCATGACCTGCGAGGACAAGAACGTCTGCCCGTGCGTAGCGCCGGATAGCCCGAAAAGCTCAGTGTTAAAGGTCGTATAAGTCTCGTAATAAGTCTCATACGATACCTGTTGCACGTTGTAACCGGAGTGGCCGCTTTGAGCCGTCGCCGTCTGGTTCCACGCGCTGCCGTCAAGGCCACGACTGACGAATGTCTGGCCGCCGGTCTGGAACATCTCGCCGTAGCGGACGGAACCGACAGCGCCCCATCCGGAAGTGTTTTCGCAGACATTGATCGTCGCGCCGTACTGGACGCGCTCATGTGCGACTGTGTGCGTGACGGCGGTTACAACCGTATGCACGGTGTTCGCAACGTCTTTCCGGCCACTGCCCTCCGCCGAAGTGATGCGCGTCACCTCGTCATACGCGGGCAGAACAAGGGTGTCCTCCCACAACATGATCTTCGGGTCGTTGTAATCGAGCAACCGCATCGTGGCATCGTATTGCGCGACATACTGAAAGCGGATGCCTTCTCTGATGCGGAAATTGCCGCCTTTCGTGAAGTCCCAAAAGTCTTTGACCAAAGCCTGATCGAAGAAATAGTTGCGGGCTTCTGCAGGCAAGTTCAGTTGCTGGTTATGACGGGACACGTCCCGGATGATCTGCGCGACAAGGCGCGGGTCCGGGATATTCTTGATCTTCGAAGCGACGGATGCGAGGTCCGTCCGGATTGAAGCGGTTTCTTCGAACAGCTGGTCGGTGCGGATTTCCAACGAAGTCACACGCCCCTCGACCTCGAACAGAGTCTTTGCGCGCCAGCCTTCACCGGGAACGATCTCCTGCCCACCGGCAGTGGTAACCCTGACGAATGCGAGGCAGGCATCGGTCTCAGCGATTGTGGGCTTCAGGGCTGGCGCCGGAGCGCCAACGCCCTGCTGGATCACATAAGTGACCTGACGGGCTTCAATCACCGGCGTCGACACAGAGACAGGAAGGCTGACTTCCGGATCTTCGCTGGTTTCAAACGCGCGATTCTCATTGAGTTCGTTGACCTCGCCACGGGCGATGATCGCCACCCACTTCTCGTCGCTTTCGGCAAGCGGGAAATAGAGTGTCAGATTGAGGTCTTCTTCATCATCGGCCGCATAGATGGTTTCCCCATCCAGATAAAGGCCGGGTGACACGGTGACAACCTGCGCCGACTTTTGGCTGATCGTGAATGCAGACCAATGCGCGGGGTAGCCGATCGTAGCGCCGACGACGCTGTCCAGAGCATCACGAGGGTAAACGGCCAGGCGGTCATAATCTGCCTGGTCAAGATACTCGCTGTCAGCAATTACTGTGCGCTTGCTCATAGTCTAATCCTGTCCTTGTAACTGCCGAGAACGTAGTCGGTGTCGAGGTCGAGTGCGTCCGGGTCATCCATAGTGATCGGGAGCCGGTGGGCGAAGTTGACGCTGTATTCGGTGTCGTCCGCCTTGCTGAGAGACAGAGCAATTTTGGTTCGCTTGATGACAGTTGTGTCGATTGGCTTGAGGTGGGCCAACCCAACCGCCGTGCGAAGAGCACAGACCGCGTTCTTGCGGGCCATCAGAGTGACTTTGATCAGAAACCGAGCCACAAACTCTGGGTGGTTGATCGGTGTGATCCGGACCGCGATCCGGCCAACCGGGAACCGCTGCGGGTAGCTGACTTTGTGGATGATATCGGCATCCACATAGTCCAGAAACCGCTGCGCCGCCGCCCGCGTCCCGACCAGCCTGGCCAGAGCCGGAGCATCGGCGATCATGTCGCGTTTGCGGACTTCAGCCCAATCAGGGAACCACAGGTCAACACTTTCATGAGCTGCCAGCCAGGGCAGCATGTCGGCCCGCGTTTCGGCGGGGTCCATAAGGTCGATGAACGGAACTGGCAGTTCGTCGGACATTGCGTCCGCGAGCGCCTCTTCGAACGTGTCCTTGTTGCTTGGCAGGATGTCGCCGACAGTGCTCACGTCCGCACCTCAGTCACCACCGCGATCTCGGTCAGCACCGGAATCGAATAGGGATCTGGCAGGATCGCCACCGGCGAGTTATCCCTGACCTTGAGGACCGACGCACCATAGGCCGCACCGGACAACAGTGCCGCCGGCACTTCGCCATAAATGTAAGTTCGCTCATCGGCTGCCGCCCGAATGCGGGCGACCGCTTCCAGCCTGACAATTTCCGGATCCGGCCCCTTCAGCACCTCAATCACAAGATCGACCTGGTAGGTAACTCGGGTTGCTGCCAGCACCGAAACAGATGTTGTTTCTGGCTGCACGTCGTCAGCGGTGACCGCTGCACGGACCAAGGCAAGGTTCTCTTCTGACACGACGTCTCCGCTCGGCCCAGCCACGACAATATCGACATCGCCGCGGCGGCCGTGTATCCGGCGGCCGACAACTTCTATGTCGCCAGCACCGGGCCACGCCGTGTACGCAGCAAAAAGATATCCATCGCGCGACCCAGCCGCAGCCCGATTGAACGACAGCAAGTACCGCTCCAGTAATCGAGCGTCACTTTCCATCACCGCCGGCGTGTCGCCGACAGCTTCAGTAATGGTCAGCCGCTGGATGCCTTGACGGAGCACCAGGTTGTCGAGGTTTGTAGCCGTCGACAGCGGCGCCAGTAGAGCTTTGATGGCATCATTGACCCGCGAACGGTCAAGCAGGCGGAGGTAAGACCACGCCTGCCCGACGATCATGGCCGGATCTGTCTCTAGAATCGAGACATCGAACGCAGGCAACGTGTCATCAGCGAGCCGAGCTGCCTCCCAAAACGACTGAAACCTGTCCCTGAAGCCGGTCAGCAAAACCTCGTAATTCAGCGGTTCGATCGCCTCCGGTGCGGGGATGCGGCTCAATTCAATTACAGTCGTCATGCCACCACCTTCAATCCACCAGCCCGAAAATTCAGGCCGAAACTCAAGACACGTTCGACCGTAAAATCACCCAAATGACCGCGCGGCCTGTAATCCACCTCAAACCGCATACCGACAGCGCCGGCACGGATTTGATCAACAGAACCTCCAGGCACGATGCGCCGAACCTTGAAGCGCGGCTCCCAGATGTCGATGGCGGTTCCAACCAGTTGCTGAAACAATGCGAACAAGGGCGGCGTCACGGCCCGGCCAAGGATCTCGGCAACACCGCCACCGAATTGGCGCCGCATCACGCGGCTGCCGATGCGCGTTGACAGGATCACCTCGACCGATTGCAGAGCATGGTCATAGTTGCTGATGACCCTGCCCGTGCGGCGATCAATCCCGGCCATATGGTTCAGTCCTCGCCCGTCACACTGTCCGGATCGACATCGAGGTTGTTCTGGTCGACATCGGGGGTCGGTTTGGCTCTCTTACCCTTGGGCTTCACAACTGCGGCGCTCTCCTTGAGCGATATCCGGTCCAGCGACAGATCGAACAGCGCCTCGCGCTCGCTCAGTTCAACCTCGCGGTTTGCAGGTACGGCCTTGCCGTTGATGGCCGAAATCCCCTCGGCCACCACATATGTGTGCTTTTCCATAATCTCTCCTGATCGCTTAAACTGGCGGCCCGCTGGGCCCAGGCGGCGCGCTAACATGGCCATGATCACTGCCCACGTTCTTGCCGTTATGTTCCTGCTGGCCGCCGGTCTGAGTAAAGCCGTCACCGGAAAACCTGAAGGTCACTCCGCCAACAACGACAACCAGCGCACCATCGGCCACAGTCACCCGAACGTCCGCATCTTCAAAAACATTCGCGTTCATATCGTCATTCGGACTTGGTCTCGGGCCGGAGTAACCGGCACGAAACATGACGCCCTGGCGCATGTCACCAGACGGGTTGACGATGCCGACAATGTCGCCTTTCGTCAGCGGTACCGAGGACTTGCCGCTTTCCGGGTGCGGTTGCCATGGTGACAAGAACGGTTTGCCGTTGGTCTCGCCGAGTTTAACCCGGTAGCCCTTGACCGCATCGATATCTTCAATCGGCCCGACCTTAAACGCATTGCCGAAGGCGGCCCGCAGCATGGCAATGTCCGCGCTCATCGAGACCAGGCTGTCAGTCAGGTTCATGAGCCGGCGACCTCGATCGGTTCCCCGTCATTGACCACAAGAGTTCCGGTGCTCATATCCGGCGTCTCCCCTTCCTCATCCCCGTTGACCGGACCAAGGCCGACAGCGAGCAGATCTCCGGCGGTCATCCCGCGCGCACGCTGCAACGCCAGCCAGTCCGGATCAGACAGGCCAAGGATAGCAGCCATCATTGCGCCTATCTTGTTGTCCACCGCGTCTTCCGAGGCCGCCAGTTTTTCGAACAGAAGCGGGAAAGGCTCGGGCAAATCCTCACCCTTCCCTGGCTCATCCATAAGCATCGACGTGATCCTCATCTGATGGGCCGCAAGGCGCGTGCCGTCCCTGTCATTTGAGGTTCGAGCTCGCTCCGTCTTGGCAAAGCCGCCCGATGCAATGCTGCGCCAGATTTCTGCCCACTCATTGGCCGGGTCATTCAAGGCGTCCGCGATTTCGCGCCCGATCAGGTCGAGTGTGAATTCCATTGCGTTGTCTGTGGCGACAAGGCCTGCCACGATATGGCTTTCGCCGGTGTTAGGATCCTTCTCCACCATCCCGGCTGAAATGCCCCATTCAATGACAATCTCTGTCGTCCCGCTTTCGGCAAACGATCGAAGCTCCGGCTTTTCATTTTTCGCTCCGTCGGTAAACACAGCGATGAAAGGCCGCTCCTCGCCTTCCCCGATATTCAATTGTCCATCTGCGTCGACCTGAATACCGCCAATCAAGCTGTCATGGACATGTTCGCCCGCCATGGTCACACCGCGAAGGGCGCGAACTATTGCATGCCGCGCAGCGATCCGTACCAAGCTCATTACGCCTGCCCCAGCTCAACAACCAGTCGCGAATGACCACGATCATCAAGCTCGAGAACCTCGAACCACGGGCTGCCGGCCCTTGAAATGGCCTGTATCTTGTCACCAACCGCGATTTTCACGTCGGGATTTGCAACACGATCGACGTGCAGTTGAGCCTTTCC